AGCTCGTCGCCGTTCACCTGTAAAGACATTACCACACCTACGTCAGACTTGATACGGGCGGCACCCAGATTACGCATTTCGGGCAGCTTGAACTGCTTGGAAGACCAAACGTACGGAAGCCGTGCAGGACCATCATCGAAACTCAGGATTACGTCAGGCCGGATTGTCGAAGCGATCCGGAACAGGTTTGACCCCGTTGCAGTTTTAACTATTGCGGAAAAATCGTCCAGCGCTTCAACTTCACGCAAGGCTGTGGTGATCGTCGCAGTCCCCGCTATAGGTAGCCACGTAGATGTACTGTATACCGCTACGCGGGGGGCGTTCGCAAACGTCACGATCATGTATGTATCGTTCTCCGTAAAGCTGACGTAGAGCGGCACGTTATCCACGCCGAATGGGGCGTTGGGGACTAAGAACGGGTTTTCTATATCGCTAACATCAACCACAAAGAAGTTGTTGTTGTCAGTATTGTTTTTGGTTACTACCATGTACTGCCCGTTGCGGCTGAACGCAACGGACGATGACCAGTTTGAAATACTGTCCAAGAATGCACGGAGCGTAAACGTAAATGGGCCAAGCAAATCACGAACGTACACAGTCGGAGCAAACTGGGCGTCGGGCATCGGAATAGCATGGTAGCTACCAGATGGATGCACCGATATCCGCTGCGGCGGCGCTATGTTTAGCACAGCATCAACCGTTATAAACGTCCAGTTTCCGGGGTTGGGTATCTGGGCCAGCATGCGGAAAAACACGAATATCCCAGCGGAAGGAACTCCTGCAAACCCGTAGCTGGTCGTAATGGATATGAAAATCCGCCCCAAATGTGGCGGGCTAAATTCAATAGCTGCTACACCAAAAGATGGATCAATAATTGTTTCGGGCTTGGTTATCGTAGTTAGGAGTTCCCAGTTGTTGGTGTTGTAGACCGGCACTTCGAAATCTTGCATAGAAAGCCAGTCGCCAAAGGCCAGCAAGTTCCCATCGTGCGACACAGCAAACGGAGTGTTGTATCCCACATTCTGGATGGGAAGCGTAACGGTGTCGATCAGCACCCCGGTCGTAGCATCGTAAACGAACACGTTCGGTCCGGAAGATACTTGTCGCAGGACAAACACACGGCTGCGGTCCTGTGTGTAGGCCACTCGCCGCACGTTGTTGCTGAAGGCGCTTTCCGTGTTCGCAAAGAAATCCGTTTGTTCCTTGGCTTTGAGGTACAGGTTCCCAGACCCCGGATCAGTCCAGCCTGCGAACTCAAACCGACTGTTGCGGATAATGTCCCGCGCAGAGATTCTGTCGCTGGTAATGAACGCACTTAGGTCCTGCTCATCCAGCGTCAAGAAGGTAATCTGACCACCAGTCTGTTCGTCGGGTTCGAACACAAACGCACGGGAATCTCCAGAACCTTCTACTCGCTCAATAGCAATGTACTTGTCTTCGTACTCAAACCCGTGGATGTTGGCAGGATCGAATCCGATGAAGAATTGTTTCCATTCGTCCCTACTCAGAACAAAGCGCGTGGCACGGGTAGCGCCACGACCCGGATTGTACGTAGCCAGTCCAGAATGCGTGGCGTAGGTAACTCCAGTGCCAGTGACTACGATGGATTTCTCCGACAGGCAGGGATACATGGAGTCAACTTTGTTCGGCGTCATTGACTCTGGCGTATTGCCATCGACACGATACGGGTAGCCCTTGGTAAGGACCACCAGCGTGCCGGAACTGACCGCAAGCCCGACGATGTCGTAATCAAACGAGATGGTGTTCTCGGACGGAAACGCATGGAATTCGTTTGGCTCCGACAGGTACAGCCTACTTCCTACAAACCCAGCCATAATGTTGTTGGGCAACAACGTAAGCCCTCGCATCTCAAGAGGAGGCGCTTCGTAGTTAAGCGAAGGCAGTACTGTAGTCAGGGCACCGCCATCGAAGTCATCTCTGAACAGGTAGTTCTCACGACCCCACCAACGCGGGGGATCGTCTTCATTCTCAGAGATGTCGTAGTACATCGTCTGCGGGCTTACTGCTATTTCAGTTTGGCCCGGACCCACCATCTCGTACGAAAACCGGAACCGAGTATCGACGCGGGTTACTTCTGCCCAGTCGTCGTTACCCGTAGCAAAAAACCCGGACGGTATGTTCACTCTATCCCCCACAACTAGCGCATGGGGGTATTGTGTTTCCACGGTCACAACGTCGTTCTGCCGCCCAGCGCGGATGATCTCGTTAGGAAACCAGAGGGTAGCCAGACGAAAAAAGTCACCACCACTGGGGGTAGTCAGTGAACGGTACAGCCTGATTCCGCGAATCATGTTCGGGACAAACCCGGACACTTGCGGCGGTTGCGTCGGGAGGTTGTCAACGACAACCGGCTCGCCTTCCCGAAGAAAGACAGATTCTGTAGGCTGGGACGGGATAGACTCCTCCCCAAATGGAGTAAGCCACGTATACACATAGGAGCGAGGCTCCCGGTTCCCACCCAGCGTTACGCGCCCGTCAAAGTTCTCAGTGGTTGAGACTTCTGGTCCCGGCGAAAAATAGCGAAAGTCGAACTCGTTGTTCGGTTCTACCTCTACAACGACGTTTCTCGCATTTATCGTAGACGCGATTTGTTCCGGGGTTAAATCGGACATCAGTTCGGTTCCTCCGGTGGATCAGGGTCCATTGGCGGAGGGACTCCAGGGCCGGAACCCGTGCCGGGAGGCACAACGATTGGATCGTCAATCGGACGGTCACCAAACCCGCTGATGGTAACCACATTGCCAGTACGAAGTCCATGTGCTGTAGTAGTCTGGATAGTGACAAACCCGCTGCTGTCGCGCGAAAAGGACGCGGTTACTCGGGTTTGGTACTCCTCAACCGTCACGGTAGGACGAGTCCGGGGCTTGGGCAAGCCCAACCTGTAGAAACCTCTTCTAGGTTGTACTGCGGCACCGGGTGCCACCGGGTAGATAGTATCCAAATCTGGTGGGTTCATACCCAAAGCGATGTCCCCGTAGGTCATCTTGGGCATATCGCCGTCAGTGTAGTAGAAAAACTGCCCGTTGAACCGGAATCGGGTGTCGTTGTTTACCCCTATGACTACGTCGGTGTACGCAGACCAAGAGAACCACAGCCGGAAAGTCTCTTGTCCATCTCGCGCCACGACTCCTAGGATCGTGTTTACCTCCCCCACCCGGTTGGTTTTACCCACCGGACTGGGCTGTCGGTAAGGCACAAGCTGGCCAGTATCGTACCGAGTATTGACCGCAAACGACGCAGCAAACAAGGGCTGGTCGGACAGAAGTTCATCCGACACCCGAGGCACCATGCCGAAAAAGCGGTCAATTTTGATCGGTAAGGTCATTTCAGCAAGTTCTCAGCCCATGCTTTGGCATCGAAAGTCGGGCAGCTTTTACTTCTGTCGAAGTTGTTGTGCCCAGCCACAGTGGCAGAAGGGAACTGCTCCAACAAGGATTTGACCAGATCGCTGAGAGCAACCCACTGCTCTGCCGTGAAGTTGGTGTTCTGCCTCCCCGGTTCTGCTTTGCCACCGACTAGGCAAATCCCAATGCTGTGCTGGTTATGCCCAGCCACGTGCGCCCCGACAACTTCTATCGGACGCCCCGTCTCCACAGTGCCGTCCCTTCGGATGACGTAGTGGTAGCCAATGTCGTTCCACCGATTGTCCTGTACGTGCCACCGGCGAATCTCTGCGGCACCAATATCCATCTCCGGAAAAGTGTACGCGCAGTGCAAAATAATCGTGTTGATCTCTCTCATGTCATGCCCATCTGTTGTATTGAACACGCACGACCCCACGGGCATTGCCGTGGTTCGCCCTCGCTCGCCGCTCGCTCATGTGGTACCGAGCCTTCTGGCCGTGATACATGGCGAGCTTCGTATCTGTCCACGGGTTGCCCGGCAAAGCCAACAAAGTATGCACTGCTTGGTGGATGATCGCATCTTCCAGTTCGGAGAAGATTTCTTGCGGCATCCCTTTGCTATCCCGTTTGGGTTTTAGTGCATAAATAAGTTTGATTTTGTATGGCTTCTCCGCATTGGGTTGTGGAAGGACAACGTACTTGTCCGGAGTTAGCTGGCAGAAGCCGCGAGGCTCACCGCCGTTTTTGTACAACTCAGGGTCTGGAACAAAATCCGGATTGTGGTTGTACAACCCGTCGTTGAACACAAAAGCGTTCAGTGATCCAGACGGGGTCATGCTCCACACTTCCTGCGGACTCAGCCCGCTGAAGTATTCCGCCCAAGCAGGGAACCGGTTCAACGCCTGTTCAAGCGTCAGTTTCTCCATCGGAAAGTCGTTCATGATGGCAGAAAAGACCACATGGACATCGGTCCCGACAGGTTTCTGGTATGGGTATTCATGCACCCCCGGAGTAAGTAGATAACTGTCCTGTGCGTACCGCCACAAGAGCGTTTCTTCACAGACCCGGATTGCTGCGCGGCGAATATGCGACAGCACAGTAGGGGCGGGACACCCCTCTACATGCTCCCCGACCGGACCAAGTATGGCGTCGTACTCCTGCAAGATCATCGTTGTCTCCTACGCTGCTCGCGTTGCTCGGCTTCAAGTTGTTCCGGCTCCGCATCAAGCGTAGCTCCTATCTGACCGGAAATGCCCAACGATTGTTCGTACATAGTACGGAACATGGCAACCCGATCTGGCTTGTAAAGCGTGTTGTTGATTGAACTAACCGCCACCACGGTGCCGTAGACCAAGGTGGTCAAGTAGGCGTCTGGAATCAGTTCGATGTCTTCGTCGATTCCATAGCTACGCGGGGCCTGAGCGTAGTCGGCAACCAAAACTACACCGGCTACAGGAGCCGGGTACAGAAAATACCGGTTGTGGTTGCGGGGGTGACGCATGTAGTTAATCGGTTGGCCCGGAGGCTCCGCTGCCCACATACGGTTGGATCGCTCCATCATGCTGTGCGAAACCTCGTTGACCGACCCACCACCTTTGATATGGAAGATTTCAATCAGGCGGATGGAATCGCTGGGCATGGACTGAACCACCGACTCGGGTTCAGTCTCAATCTCTCCCAATTTGGCGAACAAGTCTGGTCGCAAGGTAGCCGTTTGGCGGATCGCATGGTTGACAAACAACAACAGGCTGTCGGCTACATAGCTATCCGGAGTACGTAACAGCCCGGAGTCCTGCTCTAGCCGACGTACCTCGTTGATGATGTCATTGGGGGTCATTCCTCATCTCCCGAAGGGTATCGGGTGCGGGCGCAGTGCGGCTATCCGCATTCCGCTCAGAGACACCCAATAAGTTTATGAATGATTCGTAGAACATTCTCGCTCGGTTTGAGTTGACATGCTCGTCATCAATGGACTGGGCCATAAACACAATCGCGTCAACCAACGCTGGGGTGTACATCCCAGACACGAACATGTTATTCCCATCGGGGTTCTGATTCATGTTGGCCGAAGTAGCCAGTTCTGACCTCCGTGCGACAGTAGCCCACACCAACACATTCTGGTCGGGGCGAGGGTTCAAATACACCAACCGGCGGTTGTTCGGGTCACGGGCATACTTGGTTGGTAACCCCGGAGTGTCAGAAACCCACAGTCTTTTGGCTCGGGTAAACTCGTCGTATGGAACTTCCTCCAAAGCAACGTATGGACCCGTGACACTCTGAAAAGAGTAGGCAGAACCCACCATGTCGAGGACGGCATACACCGTCTGGTTTGTCCCCAACTCCGCAGCAAACACTTCTTCCTGCACCTGAAAACTCAGGTAGTCGGAAAAAATGTCGGGGCGCAGCATTAGGATTCGCTTCGTCGCATCGTTGTAAAAACGAAGCATATCCTCAAGGCTGTACCTATACGAAGAAGGACGGGTGTCGTTTAACAACACCCGCGCCTCTTGGATCACATCGACGGGGCGCATTTAGCCACCCGTCGCTTTTTCGAGGTCCTTCGTCAACTGTTCGTTCAGTTCTTCGCTGCCTTCCGGCGGCTCAGGAACGTCCGGAGTTTCCAGTGACAGACCAGACTTGCGCCCTTTCTGCTTTGCTGGCATGAACTTTTCGGGGAAAGCTTCCTGCTCGGAAACTTCGTAGAAGTCTTTGTTTTCCGCGAGGTACTTGTGGTATGAGTACACGCGCCCGTTCAGCCGGTGTTTCAAGAATCGAGTAGCCATTGGGTGTCCTCTTTTAGCCGATTACTTAGCCGGCGCCTTCGCCACCAGCAGAAACTGCCGCACGTGTGTCGCAACGAAGCCAGTTAGTGCCGTCACTGAACGCCAGAACTGGAGCGCCCGCTGCTCCGTCGGTGACAAACACAACGGTGTTTGCCCAACCTGAGGCAGACGGTAGGTCTGCAACGGCGAATGATGCGAACTTGATCGTGGTGCATTCGACATTGTTGATCCGTTCGCGGGATTTGGTAATACCGGGGTAGTGTGCCATGTTTCTTCTCCTAAGAAAGGGGGGAGGTTGCCCTCCCCCAGTTCAGTTACGGTGCGCGGGAGAACCCACGGCGAGTACCCGGAACGTCGCCCAGATCACCAAAGGTGTCCGTGACGATAGCCCAGACCCGGACCACCAAATCACCCGGAGGTTCCGCACCCAGCGTCAGTCGCAGCGGAGTCTCCGGAGCGAAGTAGATGCTGGCGGCAGCGGCAGAACCGAACGAAGCTTCCGCATCACCAGCAACGGCGTTGAGGAAGTGCGTTGCGGCACCGTCGATGCCGAGGCTCAGAACCAGATCGTCCGTTCCAGCCACGGTGATATCGACACCGGCGGCATGAACGTAGGTCTTTTCCGGCAGAACCAGAACGTCGAGGGTGTCGGCAGCAGCCAAAGCTGTTGCACCGATAGCCGCACGTTCGGCAGCGATCTTCTTGAAGTCGAGGAACATTTCCGCGAGGGTAGTGCGGTTGTTGTTCTTCGCCAAGAAGGCGGGGGAGTTCTTGTTGAACCCGATAGAGTCAGTGTAGTGCGCCATGGTGGTTACTCCTTACGCAAAGCGGACGACGGCGGTGGACAGGGCTTCCGGCTTGGTGGCCAGATAGCCGTATACCTGAAGGCCACGGATGATGTTGCCGAAGGTGGACTCGGCACGCAGGGTTTCCATTTCGGTCATCTGCGAAGCGAAGGTGAAGCCCATCTTGTGGCCGGCGATGACATGCACACCACCGGAACCGTTGGCGTTAGTGTCGTTGAACAGGTTGTGGCTGACATACAGCGTGAACCGGTCAATCATGCCCAGACGCCCGTTACGCAGAACCGAAGTTCCGTCACCGGCCAGCGATGCGTCCTTCAGTTCGGACTTCTTGACGAGGTTGGCGAACCGTGCCGGGATGATCATGTAGCGATCCGACTCCGGTACGTTGGCTTCGTCGAGGACGGTGCCCATGTCTACGATCAGGTCAGTGACGGACACAGTGCCGCCAGCGCCGTCACGGGTGACAGTCAGCGGTGCAGCGGTAGTGCCGAGGTTGAAGGCACCGGACTGCTTGCCAGCTTCCAGACCGGCGTTGAAGATGTCGGCACTGGCTGCGATGTTCGGCAGCACGCGGGTGTCGATCTTGATCTTCATACGCTCGGAAGCGTCCTTGGACCACTTGTCCATCAGCTTGATGTCGGACTGGACGCGGTCAACGTCGTCCTCGACACAGGCAAAGTACTCGCCCTTGTCGATCAGCAGTTGGATTTTCGGTTTGTCCGGGTTCTCCACGGTCAGGGTCTGGCCCTTCACGTAGTCGCGGATCGTGATGTCCGGAGTCTGGCGGATGTTGACCGTATCCCCGAACGCCTTGATCTCACCCTCGTAATCCGTATTGGACACGTGGGCCAAAACCGTGGCGTCGTAGAACTGTTCAATCATCTTACCAGTCCAGATTTCCGGAATGAAGTTGCCGCTGTAATTGGGGCGGCCTGCGGAAACAGGGTAAACCATGATCTTGCTCCTTTAATCAACCATTTACGATGCGACCCTGCTGTTGTGCAGCGAAGATGTCGCGCTCAATCCGATTACGCTCATCCTCACGGCCTTTGTACTTGCCCATGCTCACATCCTTGAAGAACTGCTGGATGTCCTGCGGGGTGTACGTACGCCCATCGGATGTCGTCGGAACCGACGCAGACCGGGCTTTACCCGGCGCAACCTGCGCCTGAAGTTCCTTGTTAGAAGAATTCCCGGCACCCTGTGCGCTTCCGTGCGCTTGGTTGATGGTCTTCCATGTTTGGAAGAAACGAACGACGCGGCCTGCGTCGAACTTGGACTGGGCCTGTTCCAGTAACTCCTGTCGGGTGGTACCAGCCAGCGGGTCAAACTCCAGAAGCCACGTATGGAAATCCGGATTCTGGTTGACTTCCTGCCAATCAGGAACGTCACGCTGGAGGTCTGCCCAGAAGCGTTCCGCAGTAGTCTGGTGCTGCCGTCTGGCGACATCTTCTACTTGCGGGACCACGTTGCTCTGGAGGTTTCCAATGACACCTTCCAGTTCAGCGATCTTCTGGATGTACGGCAGCGTTTCCTCTCGGGCCAAACGCCGAAGCAGATCAACCGTGTCCGGTCCGAACTCTTCGATCTCTTCGTTGCTGACCAGCGGCTGCGTATTAGTGGCTGTCGGCGTGGGCTGGCTCTGCGGAGCGGTCTTCATCTCCGAAAGTAACTGCTCAAGCCGCGAGACACGTTCCGTCAACTGCCGGTTCTCGCCCCGAAGTCTTGGTACTTCGCTGTTGTACATTCCCTGAAGGGTGCGGTACTTCTGTTCGAAGTTCTCACCCTTTACTTGCTCAGGCTTCGTCTCTCCTTCAACTTCTGCAACATTGGTTGGCGCAGGAGCAGGTTGTTCCTGCGGAGCGGGGCTGGTATCCCCAGACGGGGTAGAGTCGTCAGTCATGTCCACCCCAGCGGGCTGGTCGGCTTCAGCGCCTCCAGACGGCTGGTCGTCATCACTGTTAAACTCTTCGTACAGTTTCTGTACGGCTTTGCTCTGCTTTCTAATCTGCTCTGGTAGTGCCATAACAAAACGCTCCTATCGGTGTGCGTTGATTAAAGGCTGCGGTTACAAACGCCGCTCTGCCACGATTTCAGGGGCTTGTTCAATGAGCTTCATAAGCTCAGTCAACACTTGGGCGCGCCCCTGTTGGACGCCTGTGTTGTTCAAAGCATTCGGCAACTTCGTCAATTCAGCCATGTACCACTCTTGGAAAAACTTTTTGAATTCCGGGTGGCGGGACGAAGTCACCGCGATAACTTTTACAAGTTCGTCGCTAGGCTTGATCATATATTAGTTTGCACAAGATTGCTAGCGTTACCGCCTTGTTCAGAGCCGTCAGATTCCAGCGCCTGTGGGTCTTCCCCCATCATCTGCTGCTGCAAAGCCAGAATGCGGTCGTTGAACCGCATACGCTCTTGGGACGGAACGATCTCATCAGTGGGCATTTGTAACCCCTTGGCTACTTCGCGAAGGATCGCTGCGCGGCCTTCTTTGCCCACAATTTCTGCATCCAGCGGGTTGGCAGTTGCTTGCAGGAACTCAATCCGGCGGACGTTGACGGTTTCCTTGACTGCCAGATTCGCCGCGCCACGCGCAACGACCTCGGCATCGCCCTTGATCGACTCATCCTCGTCGTACCGCATGTTGAACGTGAACTGCCGTTGGACTACCGGTTTAATCACATCACCATCAATATGGCTGATGACTTGGCGAATGCCTTTACCGGCAGCGCCCATAAGCATAGACAAACCAGACGATGTTCTACCGGCACCCTGCACGTCCATGTCGCCGTAAATGTAGGCCGGGATACCCGAATGGTCATCAGCCAGTCGGCTGAATTTCTCGTAGACCGCCATCAGCACATCGGCGTTGCTTTCCGGTTGGGTGAACCGAACCGCCGGGGCTGAAGAACCCATCGGATCATTCAGCGTCTGCCAGTACATCCAAGGGTGCATCTGCGTCAGATCGAAGTTTGGCGGTAGCCGGTCTACGTTGACTTCCACTTGCGGGCCTGACGCGATCCCCATGTTGTTGACCAGTGACCGGGCCGCAGCGTTGGCGACAGACTGAACATCCTCAATGATCTCTGGGATTCCTTTCCCCCAGAATGCTCCGGGGACCCGGAGAAAAGAAGTCTTGGCGTACGGCTTTTCTCCTAGCGGATCGTAATTCAAAACCGCTTTGATGATAAACCGCCCCACCAGCCACACGTTAGCGTCGTATTCGCGGGTTGGGTCTTCGATCTCGTTCGGGTCAATACCCCACTCCAACAACATGGAACCGGGGATTTTGCCCCAGAATTCCAGCGCGTCGAAGATTTCAGTCGGGCGGTTGTGGGTGTGGTACTTACGTTCTTGGTCTTCTTTCTGGAACTGAACGTCAAGGTTGACCCACGTTTCCTGCGACCCAAGTGCAAGGATATGGCGGATAACATCCGAGTCGTAGTTCGGCACACCAATAAGGTCAGCCAATTCCATCCGGGTGAGTGGGTGGTAGTGGAACAAATAGCCCTCATCCGGATTGGTAATACCCGGCTCGGGGAAGATGTGGAACGGATCGACACGCTCAAATTCAGGCGCTAGCCGTTCATCTGGCACTGCTACAGTCCGCCCGTTTTCGTCTTGCGTCCACGACAGGTGACGCTGGCGGCGGATCACCGGCCCTTTGATAAACGCCGCAGGAAAAGTAACCAGATCAGTGATAAAATCATTGAACGCGTGGTTCCACCCACCTTGAGTGAACTGGTCCTTGATCTTCATGGCCATCCGGTCAGCCCGGTTTTGGGCTTCTCGCATGACTTTGAACCGATACTCTTGGGAAACAATCTCTCGGATTTCTGACAGTTGTTCCTGCGTAGGCGCGGCACCGGTGTATTGGAGCATCTCCATCACCTTGTGCGCGAATTCCTCCTTGATCTCTTCTTCTGCTTCGGGGGGGAGGTCGGGAATTGGGGTATGAATGATGTCCCAAGGGGGCGCTCCCTCGTCCATCAATGTATCCCGCAACCATGATTCGGCAGCACGGCACTTCACTTCCGTGATCCCCATAAACACTTCGGAACCGCCCTGATTCCTAATCTGGGTCAGTTTATCGGGTTCGTACTGGCCATTGCGCTGCCGCATGGCCCGCAGCATACGGGACTCAATCGGCTTTTTAGCGATGCGGGCAGCGTCCCAGCACTGGCGAAGATACGTCTGGATGCCAAGCATCACAGGTTCGTTCTGACGCTGCTCAATAGCGTGGCGCTGCGCTTCTTCTTCGGCAAGTTGGTCGTTGCTGACAACGCGTAGGAGTGTAAGACCGGCCATTAGGACTCCTTATCCCGCTGGAGGATTTCGTCCATGATATCCAGAAGTGCGGAGAAAATCGACCGGGCTTCCAATACAAGGTCGTCTCGCTTTCGTACCGGTGCCCACACTTCTATGAGTTCTTTGCGGTCCCCCAAGTGTAGGTGTTTGTCTGGCAACCGACCTTTCATGGTCACGCGCATGACTTGCCCGCCCATGAGGTGCGCCCCGGTAATGACGTAAAACGCCGCTTCACGCAGGCGTTTGTTTTTCACCAAGTCGCGGTTCAAACGCATCGCCGCATGGTTGGGGCGAGGCATAAGCCGCATGTTGGAAATGTCGTCTTGGAGTTCATCCACCCGTTTGACGCGATCATCCAGTTCGTAGTCAATCGCAGAATGAATAAGGTACAACGCACCAAGCCAATCTGCCCACCACTGCTCACAAATGTCGCCACGGGACATAGCCGCGCCCACAGTATGCTCTTCGCACGCATGATGGAGGTCTTTAGTACCAGCGTACAGTGGCTCGCTATGGTACGACTTTACGGTCATCCCAATACCTCGGCGGCAATCGTTACTGGCACTTCTACCGGGTTGGCTCCAGCGGAACTGGTGGCAAAAGTAAACGTACCGGTGACCTGTCGGAAACCTAGCTGCGCTCCGGTAGTAAGGCTCAAGGTACGAACTACTGATAGGGGTAAGAACGCGCCGGGACTTGCTCCTAAGTTACCACCCACAGTGGCACCAGCACCAAACACGGAACCCTCAACCCACCGTACCCAATAGTTGTTTCCTATGCCAGTAGTCGTCGGGTTGAACCAAGATGGTACGGACGAGTTCGGTGTTACGGACGAACCATCAGCAGTAACGGAAAGTCCGGATGTTCCGTTGGTGTTCAGAGATATCGTAACAACTATGGGGGCGTTAAAGTTACTCTCGTACACATCAAACGGGGCACCGGATACAGCAGCAAGTGGCCATATTTTCTGGACCTGTCCGTTGGGTCGTCTACACCAGATTTCCTGTACAGGCTTGACCACACCATTGTGGCGGGCAAAGGCGTTGGTTATCGCCTTTACTACGCCACCCTGCCTTGCAAATACCCGGTCTGTCATGGGTCAACTACCAGCCATGCGTCACCAGCACTACCAGCCGTAGGAGTGGTAGTTACGACGCGTAGGTCTACCCCCGGTCCTGTAGGACCCGTGGGGCCAGTGGGGCCAGCGGCACCGGCAGGGCCAGTATTTCCAGTGGGGCCAACAGGGCCAGCTACACCAGTCGGGCCTTGTGGGCCGGTTGCACCAGTTGCACCTACGAAACCACGTGGGCCGGTAGGGCCGGTGGGGCCTATCGTGCCGATACCAGCAGGGCCAGTAGGGCCAGTTGGACCGGCACTACCAGCAGGACCGGTGGGGCCGGTGGGGCCAGTGGGGCCACCAGCAGGGCCAGTCGGGCCAGTGGGGCCAGTCGGGCCAGACACATTACTTGCTGGGCCAGTGGGGCCAGTTGGACCAGTAGGACCGGTGGGTCCACCAGCGGGGCCGGTTGGACCTTCAGGGCCAGTGGGGCCTGCAACACCCGAAGCACCGGAGTCGCCAGCAGGGCCGGTTGGGCCTTCAGGGCCTTCAGGGCCAGTAGGGCCGGTAGGTCCACCAGCAGGACCGGTGGGACCTTCAGGGCCGGTGGGGCCGGTAGGGCCATCGCTCCCCGGCGGACCGTCGTCTCCCGGCGGGCCAGCGGGGCCAGTAGGGCCGGTGGGACCGGGTTCTGTACCAGCAGCGCCCGGAGGGCCAGTGGGACCGGGTTCGCCCGGAGGACCTTCGGGGCCTGTGGGGCCGGTGGGTCCACCAGCGGGGCCAGTAGGGCCTTCGGGACCGGTTTCGCCTTGCGGGCCAGTGGGGCCAAACGGGCCGGGTTCACCTTGTGGGCCAGTGGGGCCAAACGGGCCAGCTACGCCTGTGGGGCCTAGCGGACCTGTGGGGCCTTGGATGCTTCCGAAGTTGATCCATGTAGAGCCGACAAGCACCCATATGTTTAGGGTTGTTAGGTCAATTACTCCATCGTTGGGTTCCGCGCCGGGAAACTCCGTGTTGAGCAGTTGCTGCGGATCGCCCGGAGGCGATGCGTTTACATTCGGTACAGAGCCGATGATATTTACCGTGGGTCCTACCGGGCCTGTGGGACCCACTGGGCCTTCGATACCGCCGTACGGCAAATCCATATACGGATCGACACCGTTGCCGATCTTGATCTGGCCTGTGTCTGTTTCCAACACCAACTCGCGATCAGCAAGAACGGGGTTGAATTGCTGCCAGCGGGCAGCCGTATCGCCCCGAAGAGCGAACTTGATAATCGAACCACCCAATGGACCTGACATCTCGTTCTCCTAGTCGCAGTATTCCAGATACAACTCGTTGTGAACGGCGATCTGGTCTGCCGTATTACGACAGCATTTTACAATGTCGTCAATCTCGTCGTCTTCCATGTAGATAAACTGCGACCAAGAACATTCACCGATTACGGTGACGCTCCCGTTGGTGCCGCAGCCGATCAGCAAGCTCATGATCACCAAGATCAGCAGTGCTTTCCCGAACTTCATTAGCTCGCTCCTTACGTTCTTGGATTACGCGCTCGGTTTCCGTGTTGATCCGCTCACGCTCCTGCTCCGTACCTTGTTTGGTTCCGCGCTTCTCAGCCCGAGAAACAGCCCGCTTATGCCCCAGAAAGCTCAAAAATACGGTCATCGTGGCAAGGCTTACAGTAACAATGGTTCTTCCGGCGGACTTCCACACACGCCGCAGCCACAAACTGAGAACAGCGGACCAACTCATTTCACACCCCGCAGGATCGCAGCAAGGCGAACGTCTTCAAACGTCGCAAAACCAGCGTACGCAAACACGATTGCTACGCTGCTCCACAACGCTCCAGTAAGTGCGGTGCGGTGAAGTTCCGTGTCAGAACCCCACCCCACTACATATATTACGACCCCCCAACAGAGGCCAAGGGTGGTGAAAATCGCCACCCTTCGCAGAACCCAGCTTGGGTACTCTGGGTTAGGCATGTCACTTCTTCTGCTGGGGTTTGGTCGGCGGGTCTACCGGCGGAAGCGGTTCGCCGTTGTCTCCGCTACGCCCGTTTCGGCGTTTGTGGGACAAGTAGTACACACCACCGATGAAAAGCCCGAGTACAACCAACGTGACGAAAATTTCAAACATGGTCAAGCTCCTGTTACGTTTCTAAAAATAAGGTACCCGACGCCGCTTACTGCTACGCCGCTTGCGATACCCGACACAGCCGGTATGATAAGCCGTTCCCACAAGCCACGTACGTGGCTGTTTACAGTCGTCTGCTCACTCAATGTCCGCATGGAGTTTTCGAGTCGCTGGAACTTGCTTGCCAAGTTGTTGCGAGAGTCAACGAACTCAATACGCAGTTGTTCATGCCTACGATCCAACGCTTGGTGCCTTTCTTCAAGAATCACTAAATGCCGTACAGACTCTGACAGGCGCTGTAATGCTTCAGAGTTCTGCTGCAAAAGCTTGTCGTACAACTCTGCCTTCGCTTCAAGTACAGCAAGTCGTTCGCTATCACTCTTCATCGAATCCCCTTCAGGTATTTGTTTGAGCGCGTTCATAGTTTACTCCTTTGGAGTAAAACATTAAGTGGTCGTGGGTAGTCTGTTGCCTTCAAATATGCGGTGTTGGCCGACAAAAGCGACCCCGCCAAACGAGTACACAGGCCAGTAAATCGTGTGTTGTGCCGAAACCGAGACAAGGTCCAAAAGACCTTCGGCCCCAAAATACGAGACGCCTACGTTGATGTTGCCTTCGGCATTGGGGTTATACACAACCAGATACCCTTGGTGGAACCGATCCCCCGGCCCCGGAACCAACGTAACAGACGTACTCCCAGAGCGAAAGTACACATTTGCGTTAGCAAAATCGAAATTGAAAAGGCTGGATGACGGTATTTCCGCAACGATGGCTTCAAAGAACGGAGTCACTGCGCCAGAACCAGCGGGGCCAGTGGGGCCAGTGGGTCCATCATTACCAGCAGGGCCAGTGGGGCCTTCGGGTCCGGTAGGACCCATATCCCCGCCGCCGGGGCCTGTCGGTCCTTGTGGTCCGGTGGGGCCAGTGGGGCCTCCTTCTGGTCCGGTGGGGCCTACTGGTCCGGTTGGACCTTCGGGGCCAGCGGGGCCTTCCCCACCCGGAGGACCTT